CTTGTGCTTTTGATGTTTTAGGATAAGCAACATTACCTTCTGCATAAGCATCTGCTGGAAAAACACCACCTTGTGTTAATAGGCTGTTTTTTACAGCACCGTCAGCAGCAGTAGATAATTCACCTTGCTTGTAAGTTTTACCTAATTCAGATTTTACATCCATCTGCATTTTACTTTTTTTCATCATTCTTTTTTTCCTCCTCTACTTTATTTTTAATAAAGTTCATTAACCACGGGTTATCTCGAAAAACTGTTGTCAGTCCATTCGCTAGTGTATTTACAACACGTTCTTCTTTATCATCAAGTTCTGAGTCTAACCCCCATTGATACACAATACCGTGGAGCATTTCGTGTATGAGAGTATTAGCTTGTGATATGCTATCTTCCTCAGACGACATACAAATAATGCCTTCTTTAGAAAGAAACTGTCCATAGGATTCTGTTTGTTTATTCCAGACTCTATCATTCTTTTCAATAGAGTATGTTCTATATCCTATTTTAATTTTATCTTTAATATCCGAATCCTTCATCTACTGGTTTAAATTTATGTTCTCTTGATAGAGGTGAATGAGTTTGTAAGCTATGAGGGTGGGCAGGTCTGCTCATACATCCATATCTTAAAGCATCATAAGCATGGTCTTCTGCTTTTGTATCTACGTCTTCACTATTATTTTTATCTAAAGGAAGCATCGGTAAAGTTCTTAATAAGTTCTTACAGTTACTAAGAATATATAAATTTGGTTCACCTGTATCTTCATTTATTTTTAATCGTTTATGGATTTCTATTTTACCATTAACACGACTTCGGGGGCTTCTATCAGAGGGTCTCCATCGGCAACCTTCTTTAATCATTGTTTCGGCAATGCTAGGACCAATGTCCCCTCTGTTAGCCCAAGTAGAAGAGTCCAGTACACCATAGCGAATGTATTCACCGTATTCTAAATCTAAAACTTGTCTTGCAAATTCGTCAGCAGTAACTCTCTGTGTATAAAGTTCTCGATACACGTACATCACATTATCATGGTCTACTGCAAACCATAAACAACAGGCAGGCGAACTATACCCCCAGTCTGCTGCTCTAAATCTCATCCAGTTATTAGGAATATCAAAATTATCTAGTACATGAATTTCTCTATTAAATTCTGGAAAACTAGAATCTTCATAAGCATCCCAATCACCTTCTAAAAACTGTTTACGTTGTACTTCAGGTAAAGAAGAAAGCATAATAAGATAATCATCTGTTTGCATTAAATAAGGATTATCTTGTAACTTTGCAGGAATAAATCTTCTTGTAATAGATTTCGTTCCTGCCATTGTAGGTATTTCTACATTAAAAGCTTTATTAGGTTCTCCGGGTTCAACAAACATTTTTTTTACCCAATGAGAACCTACGTTTCCGGGGTTACCTGTTGCTCTAATATACACGGGTATATCAGGGTCAACGCTTCGTAAAGAAGACCGAAGAAAATTATAAATATCTTCGGTTGGATACTGAGGTAGTTCATCGATTCCAATCCAAGTGTATGATTGTCCTTGGTAACGTAATACATCAGTTAAGTTCTCTGCGTATCCAAACTCTATTCTAGCACCTGAAGGAAATCTCCATTCTTTTTCTTGCTCTCTCCACTTTGCACCGGGATAAGCTTTAGGATAAAGATTAAGAGAGTGATTAATAATATCTCTTAATTCAGGCATCGTACGTCTAATAAACAAACCACGATGAGCAGCTTTGTGACAGTATCTTAATGGGTCAATTAATAACGCATAAGATTTTCCACCACCTCTTGCACCTCCATAAAATACTTCACGTTCAGGTGCGGCTAGAAACTCTGTTTGAGGTCCTTCGTTAGGTTGAAAGATAACCTCTCGTTCACCAATTACTTTTTGAATACTTGGTGTTGCTTCATCTATTTGAGATGTTTCTAATACTGTAGAAACTTTTCCCTCTAAAGCATTGTCTAAATCTTTTAGCTTTTCTTTTTTAGTCTTATACTTTTCTTGTTCAGCTTTGTATTTTTCTCTAGCTTTCTCTAATTGTTTATAAGAGTTAGTTAGAGATTCTGTAGCAGATTTTTTTGCTTTTGCTACAGATTCAGAAATCTTCGGAGTAGCAACTTTTCTTTTTCGACCTTTAGCTTTAGGCTTCGGTGGTTCTACCAACCTCTCATTAGAATCTTGCGTAATCCCATGCCCGTCACTTTCCTGTCTGTTTTTCTCATCAACCATTCTGCAACTTCCTTATACGAGCAATTGTTTAAATATTTTTCTGCTTCTTTTAATGCTTCTAATTCTGATTCTACAGGAACAAGATACTCGTGGTCATTCTCATCGACTTTGTATCCGAAAGGTATAACTCTTGCTCGTCTTTTACGTCTTTGATAATTACTCTGCTGTTCCTGTTGTTCCATGTTTAGGTGGTAAAATAAATATTCCTGTTGCTTGTTTGACGTTCATGTCAATACGTTCTTTTTTAGAGACACCTACTCTATCTAAAATCTGTTTAGCAGCTTCCATTCTAATATTAACGCCCGGTGTTGAACCGTCTTCATCTAAAGCACTAATCATCCCTAGTGCTGCTTTAGGAGAATGAGCGGCTAATATTTCTTCTGCTCTATTAATAATCTCTTCTTTTAAATTTTTAACTAAATCAGGGTAGTATGACTCAGAATATCCTGCTATTTCAGCAGCCATTTTAGCATTTCCCCCTGCTTCACCAAATAAAACAGTTAGAAATTTCTTTTGTTGGTCTGATAATTCTGATTTTCTAGGTTTGTCAATATTAAACATAGTTTTATTAACACCTATTCTCTATTATACATACGTATAAACTTTTTGTCATTAAAATTATACTCCTTTTTTATGTTTTTGGGATGCGGGAGGTCTTTTTGTGCTACCTCCCGGTCCAGCCCATAAACATTTATTAGCCCAATAGGCAGGACTTATCTTTCCACGTGCAATATTCTTTGCATGACGTGCTTTAAAAGACTTTCTAGCCTCTGCAGAATAGTTATGACCCATGGAAGCATCGCCAAAACGAATTAATTTGGGTCTTCCATCGACTAAAATTCCTACTTTCCCTTTTTTACCGCCCTCTGAGCGTAACACACACTTATTAAATCCAGATAATCCGTGTTTTTTTAGAAAGTTTTTCTTTTTTTCTGCGTCTGATAAAGCCATTTTTATTTATTTCTACCTTTATATTTTCTTGCAGTGGATAAAGCGATAGCCACAGCTTGTTTTTGTGGCTTTCCCGCTTTTAATTCTGCTTTAATATTCTTCGATATAGATTTAGGAGAAGAACCTTTTACTAAGGGCATAATTATTTTTTCTTTTTAGCATTTAAATACTCACGAAGAGAATTAAATCCTGCTTTTTTGTACTGGTCTTCTGTTACAGTGCTGTATTGTTTACCTTTATAAGTAAATACTGCATCCGGTCCTTTCTCTTTTCTTGCTTCTCTGAAAGCTTGACCAAAAGTTTTAGCTTCTGTTTTACCGCCCATATCTTTCATTAAGTCACTAACTTTTTTTACAGCGGTATATGTAGGTACTGCTAAGATAGAAGCTGCAGTAAAAGGATGCTTTTGTGCTTTACCTAAAATTAATGATAATGCATTACTAGATTTAGGTGTATTAACTTTAGATGTTAATTTAGTATCATCTACTTTTTTGGTTGTTTTTTTTGTTATCTTTTTATTTCTTAAATTAAATGCTCTTGTTCCTTCTACTTCTTTTAATTTTTCATCAAAAGATTTTTTAGTAGTAGTAGTAGTTTTTTTATTTGCATTTTTAATTTTGGGATTTACTTTTGGTTTAATCTTAGTTGTTTTTTCAATAACCTTTTTACCATCCCAAATTAATTTGTTTTTTGTAATATATTTCTTTACATCTTTTAAAGCTTTCGCTCCATATTTTTTTGTAAACTGTATTGCTCCCTTTGACAGGAAAAGTCTAGCCATCGCCAACATTATATTTTACCTCCGTTTTTATTCCTTGCAAAGGAACGATTTTTAAATTTACTCATAACTCTTAAATTTGTTTTAGAATTGTTTAAAGGATTTCCATCCTTATGGTCAATATCCATACCACTT